TTCAGTACCGAGTTCAGCAGCGGTTTGACCAACGGGCATGTTCACTCGTCCGCCACCTGCAAGGTTTTCTTCAAGAATACTGGTGGGGCGCATGTCCACCACAAACGCAACTTGCGCGTGAGTGGCATCGGTGCTGTGTTCGGCATCGTAGCGACTTGACATTAGATTTCTCCAAAGGTTTTGTAGTGATCCACAACAGGGGCATCGGTGTAGGGGGCAAGTTCGCCACCAGTAATGCCACCAATGACCGGAGCTTCTTTGATTCCACGAGCCGTATTGCGCTCGGCACCAAGACGAACGTGCGCCTGAGTGTCCTGCGAAGTTACGGGGGTGGGAATGGTGCCGGTGTCAACAGAGTTAACGGCAGTTCCACGAAGGAACTCGTCGCTTACAGTTTTAAAAGCAGCGCGTGATTCCATTATTTCCAAGCTCCATCTGCCATGTCACAGCATCCGCAGTAACAAGGGTCGGACACTTCGCCTTTAACGGCCTTAGCGTCATTCATTTTTGCCCACGTCGCACGATTGGTCACGGGACCACCGGGCAAGTCGGCTGATTCAGGACCACGGACTAAACCGAGGCCGGTAGGGACTGTCATAATTCCTCCGAGGTGTGTTGTTCTTCATGGCTGATGGCAACGCCATCTTGGTCGGTCAGGCGACCGCAGACAAGACATTGAATCTCATCTGCGGTCGCTTGAACGTCACGGCTACCGCAATGTCCACAAGCAAATGGCCACGACATTGCGTTAACCTAAACCGACTAAGCCAGCGGTGAGCCGGACTCACCCAAGTCAACAGCAGGCTCGTAAGCGGTGCCAGTACCGGGAGTGGTGCTAATGTCGCCACCGAGAGTCGAGCTGGACTCAATGCGGACGACCGAAGCCTGACGGAAGATACCGTAGGCACCCAGCCAGTACCAACCCAGCGGCACAAAGCGACGCAGGCGGTCAGTGACAGGACCCGGAACAACGTGGGGGTACGCGCCGTTTCCGTCGATCATTGAGTGCGTCTTGGCAAGAGCCTGACGACCGATGATGATGGTTCCGTACACGTTGGTGCTTGAGGCACCAGCACCCTGAAACACGGGAGCACGAGGGGTTTCGATCCAACGGACACCCTCGAAGGCACCCAGTTCACCCGTCCAGATTTCACCCGGCTGGGCGTAGACGTGCGGAGCGCGCCATCCGAGCAGGTTCGAACCGGCGACGGTTTCACCCTGAAGGTCAGCCACAACGTCTGGGTGGATGTACCCGACGTAGTAACCACCAAAGGTAGGAACGTTCTGCGAGCGCAAACGAGCACGAGCAACACGAATGTCCACCGAGGACAAGGTGTTACCAGCAGCCGAAGCAGACGTGAACGCAGCAACAGCCGAACGCGCGGTCACCGAGGACTGAGCAGCGGTCGCACCGAGGCCCGAAGCGTACATGACGTTGGTACCGGAGTCCAAAGCAGCACGAGCGATCGTGTCGAGGGACACACCAGCGTTGTAACCAACCACGTTGGCAACCACAGGGTCAATGTCCACGAACGACGTACCACGCAGCTTGGCGGTGGTCAAAACAGCGTTACCGTATTCCGCAAGGGTCAGCGTAACCTGCGAGTCCGACAACGAAGAAACAGCAACGTCGTTGGATTCGGTCAGGGCAGTAGCCGAAATGGGAAGGTCGTTAACAATGGTGAACGCAACTGAAGAACCGGGCATGCTCTGGGCGGTCGGCTGAACATCAGCGGCTTGGTCAAAGTACAGTTCAGGACGCAGAGCGAAATACGCCATGCGGTCATAAGCGGCCTTTGAGAAATCTAGCGAGGACTGAGTTGTGAAGGCATCAGTACCCGTAACGGTAAAAGCGTCAGTGGGAGCCATTAGTGGCTATCCTTTCATGAGAAAGGCTTAGAACGAACCTCTAGAACTCCACACACCTAGGCCGGGGGCCGAGGTCTGTGTTTCTTGAATGATACTCATGATTTCTTCTGGGCTATTGGCTGCATTGACACGCGCCATGAACTCTTGGCCCGGATCAGGTAGCGCACCTGACGTTCCAATTGTTGCACCTTGAGCGCGACGTAGAGCCTCTAACTCAGACTGATTTGATGACTGCGGTGCAGGAGCACCACCAAGGATTCCGTATTCCTCTGCGGCCTTGCGAATGGAGTCGGCATCTGCCTCACCGTCGTAAGCCTTTCGGAACAACTTACCGATGCCATCGTCAGGAATACCAACCTTGGCAAACTGAACTTCGCGCCGTTCGGCGTTCAATTCGGCTCGCAGGTTGTCTAGTTCCTTACGCGCTTTTTCGGCTTCACGCAACTGTTTCCTGATGTTTGGATCAAGAGCTTGTGGCGTTTCTTCCTCAACTTCGTCGTCATAATCTGACATGAATCTCACCCTTCTAAAGATACGCACTTCGCCTAGGGGTAGCAAAGCGGATAAATTGTTGGTTTGCACTTCTACGCATTACAGGTTGTGCAACCCTGCAACGGGTAGGTTGTACGGCTCACCCGTCGCGCAACGGGGCAGAACACCTATGTTAAGTGTACAGCAAGCGTTACGCTAAACTCGTGCTGCGCCCAGACCGATAACGCCCTTAGCAGACTCGGCGTATCCACCACCCTTTTGGAACGGAGCGGCGGCTGATTCCTCGGCTTTTTGTACGGCGGCTTGGGCTTCGGTTTGAGTAGTTCCACCGAATCCTGCAATTTGCGAACCGATAAGAGTCTTGGTGTCAATGTTCTGAACACCGCTACCGGGGGTAAATCCGGTAAGGTTCACGTCACGGCTGGCATTGAGCAAAGCGTTCTGAATGTTTGATACGCCCACACCGAGGGTTTGGTTTCCAGAAGTGGCCGACAACTTAGCCATACCTGCCAATTGTTCAGCTCCGGCTTGGTCGAGTCCAGTTAGACCGACACGGCTGGCGTAGTCCTGAATCTGTGCGCTGGCCACTTGGCGTTGCTGGTCGGGCAAAGCGCCAGTAGCCATGTAGTGAACAAGATCGTTGGTATTGACCCCGTATTCATTTTGCAGAATAGCTTTGGTGTTGGGGTTAGCGTTTTGCACGACGTTGTAAATGTCGTTAATGCGCTGTTGGTATTCCGTAGGAGATACGTTCCCTGCCACCAGTTTTCCAATGTCAGCTTGAGTTAGTTGGATACCAGCCTGCTGAGCCATTCCGAGGTACTGCTCGCTGTGGGCTTGGTACTGTTGTTCGGTAAGGTGAACTTGGTTGGGGTCGGCATTTAGTTCGGCAAGTCCGGGAAACGCTTTTTTGTAGGTATCGGTAGTTCGGATTTGGTCCAGAATCTCATTCTGGTTAATCATGCCTGCGGCAGCAAACTTGCTAACGAGAGCGGTCATTTCCGGCGTGTCAAGACCCCAGTTGGTCAAGGTAGCGTCAGCACCAGCAACGGCACCGTACTTGGCCGATTCACTAGCACCCAATAAGGCGGCCTTGTCACCAGTAGCAAGAGCGTTCGCTAATACCGCATTGGTTTTACTTGCATTGACAAATCGAAGCGCCTCAGTTGGGTCAATTAAACCAAGGTTTCCCTTTTGATCGGCAAGTTGGGGAATAAGGGCATTGACTCGCTTACTAAAAGTGTTACCCAAATTAGTGTCGTCAAGACCAATAATTTTAGTAGTTGCTTTTTGTACTTCAAAAGGAAGGGCTCCTAAAAACGCTTCCATAGACTGACCGGCTGACATGTTGCCACCAGTAGCGTTAACGGTTGGAACCGGGTGAGCGGTGCCACCGTATTTTTTGGCTATTGCGTCAGGTACGCCATTGTCTTTAAGTTGTTGATAACTGGGCAAAGTGTAGGTAGCAGTTCCGCTGCCGGTACTGCTTTGATTTAGCAATGCTCCAATAGCTGCTGCGGCAGTTGCGGCTTTCTTTGCATTTGCGGCTTTTTGTGCGGCTGTTGTTGCTGTTGTTGGTGTTGTCATTATTGCTGACCCCCTTGAGTGAAGTGCTGGTTAATCAAATTGAAAATCTGTTGGTGCGCCTGTTGTCCATTGGGCGTTTTGCTCCAACCAAACGAAGGTTCGGTCTTGAGATAGTTTTCC